AACGCCTGCAAACAACTTAGCAATTACGCCTGTGTCGAATGCATCACGCAATGCGTAAGCAGCTGAAGATGAAGCAACTTCCTTAAAGTTAACGTGAGACATTGAAGACTCGATATCATCAACGATGAACTTGAATGCGTTCGCCGTATCAACAACAAGAGTTACTTCGTTGTCCGTCAAAGTTGTTGCAGTTACAGAACCGCCACGCTCGTACTGATCGACAGTGATTACTGGCTCTTTGATGATCTTAACTGAATCACCAAACGCAGAAATCTCACCAGCGTAATCAGTGTTAGTGATAGCTTCTGCAACAGATGCCTTACGGAAGAAGTTAAGTACCTTCTTGGAATAGACTTCCGGCATAAAGTTATTGCCAGAAAAGTTGCTCCCCGATGATTGAGCAAAATACTGATCGGATGTATTACTAGCCATTTTTAAAATCTCCTAATAAAAAACAAAGTTAGTTAACTACTCTGCCTTCCATGACGGCTTGATCAATTTCTTTTTCGTAGCGATCATAGTCGTCCATAGACAGGGCAGCTATTTCCCGTCGTGTCCAAACTTTAGGCTGCTTAGTGTCTACGGTTGTTGTTTTTGTAGATACCATATCTGCAGCATTACGATTGGACTTTTGGCGACTTGACTGAGCTTTGGGTTGAGCATTAATAGCTATACCCATTTCCATCTTATAAAAGTCAATTGCACGACTTGCTAATCCAACATTGTTTGGGTTACTATAGATCCAGTTCTGAATTTCTTCAGGCTGTCCTTTAGCCCACTCATGAAAACCATCATCTCCGCGAATATCTTCAAAGTCAGGGTGGCGCTCTCGCAACTTAGTTTCAGCCTCACGTCGTGCGATCATTGCTTCTCGCTCTTCGATAACTTGCATCTTTTGTTGAAGGGCTTGTACTTCTTTCTGGCTTCGTAGATGTGCAACAGATTCTACGGTTTCATACAAATCAGGATAATCAGTGCGGAACCGTTCAAGTTCTTCTTCAGACTTTGGAGGTTGATATGTTGGTTGAGCCTCTTGAGCTAGTGCCAACAACTCTTGCTCTTTTTGTTTGAATTCTGATATCCTTTCATCGTAATGTCGTTTTAGGTCGTCATACCTTTTTTTATAGTTAGTTCCTTTTTGCTTTTGAGGGGCCTCTTCTAGGGTAGCCTCATCGGAACCTTCTGATTCGAAAAATAGACTCTCTGCTGATCCGTTAGATGCTTCTGACTCCTCGTGCCAAGATTTATTTGCATTGTATGGATTAGCTTGTGGTTCTTGTGCTTCAGTCATGTCTTACTCCTTTTCGGGGCTTGTTTGTTTTCAAGGTGGCTAGAAGTAATTCTAGGGTCTTGAGATTACAAGGTGGCCTCAAGGTTATTGTTGTGATAAGGGGCTAGAAAGTCTAGGTAGCCTTATCGTCGCATTAAGCTAGGAACACGATTAGCACCGAGCATTTGCTCTGCAACTTGTTCGTCGTCCATAGCTTCATCTGGCAGCATGGCTTTTTCATCTTGGGTTGGATCATTAATGATTCCACCAACTGCCTTAGTCTGTCGTTCAGTTTGTTCTTCAGCGTCTTTCATCATTTTTTCTAAGTTTTCTACGCCGATAACGTCTACTGCTTTTTTGGTGAATACAAACTCACCGTCTGAAAGTCGTGCAGGAATATCGTCTGAAGTGCCTGTTCCGGGACCGTCTACTTCACCTGCACCTTTAAATTCTGCAGACGATAAAACAATTTTATCAAACAATTCACTAAGTCTGTCATCAGATTCTAGTGCTTTGTTGACATATTCTACTTCATCATCTGATAGTGTTTCATCCATAACGTATGAAACGTAATCGTCTTCCATCTCTGCATCAGGCTTCATGCCTTCAGTAGGGATTAGAAGACCTACCATACCGCCGTGGGCTTTCATTTCTCGTGGACCTAATTCTTGAATAAGCCCTTTAAATCCTTTAAACATGTCATAGTCTTCAGGCGAAACATTAGAAATAAACTCACGAGTTTCTCTAGGATTAAGGTTTTTCGCATAAGTTTCAAGCTCTCCTAAACTATTAAACAGTTGTAAGTTATCTGCAACATCACGAGGCTCCATTCCGCGCACAAGCTCTAGCATGTCTTCTTGCACATCTCCCATATCTGGTGCAAGCTTAGAGCGATACGCTGGGGGCAGGTCAGCCATCAATGCTTCTAAATCATTGGGGTCCATATTATCTAAAAACTCTGGATCTTGCATTAAAGCATCTTCAAGCATTTCTGCTGCTCTGTCTGCCTCTTCATCTGCAAGAGATGCTTTACGCTTGGCAGTTACTTTTGGTGCGTCTTTAGATGCTTTTGCGCCTGCAAAGCTTAAAACCTTTTTAGCTAAAATACCACCAGCGCTTTTTGCTTCGCGTTTTGCTCCACCATAGAAAGTGTTTACGTATTCGCCCAACGCTTTTTTAAGCTGTGGTGAAGCGTCAAAATTATCTAAGCCATCATCAAATAAAGCAACCGCTGCTTCGTCAACAGTATCAAATCCTAAAAAATCATCTTTTTCGAGTGCTTTAAATAACTTTCTTCCCTGAGGTGACATTGCTTTCAAGTCTTCAGCATCAATTTCAACAACTTCAGAAGTGCTTTCTCCTCGCACAATTCCAGCATTTTCAAGATCATCTGCAAACTGATTACGTGTAGATACCATGTCTACTGATTCTTTATATGCTGCTTTGTTTCCTTTTTTTAATGCTGCTTTAGCTATAATACCGCCCAAGCCTTTTGCTTCGCGTTCTGGTGGTATCATTAAAGACTGATCATACATTGTCATTTTTTAATTCCTTAGTAGCTTTTATTTGCTCTGGGAGTGTCAGGAGATTATCCAGAAAACTCACTCTCCCCTGCTTGCGGAACATCTCCTGTTCCGATGTTGCCACCACCAGTCCCTGTAACTCCAAGGTCTTGAGGTTCGTCAGATACTCCTTCAGGGCTTCCCATAACTCCGGATTCATCGTCAAGGGGGAGAGCCTCGCCGCCAGTTGCTTGTCCAACATTATTTTGCATTCCTATTATTTGTGCAGCAATTGCAGCTTCTTCTGGGTCGTTAAGAATTTCATCAGGATCAAGATCCAACGAATAAGCCAACTCAGAGATAAGCTTAGACATTTTAACGAATGGAGCAATTGCTGGGTTTTGAGCTGTCTGCAAGAACATTGTCAATCGTTGACTACGTACTTCTTTCTGCATTAAGCTGTTTGTGCCCATAGCCTTAACTTCTAAATCGCCTTGTACAGCTAGGTCGCCTTCAAAGAATTGCATGTTCCATTGAAAGTATGATTGACCCAATGGACGAAGCAAGAAATCATCTAAGTTTTTTACAACAGTTTTAATATTTAAAGATGCGGCTCCTAACAACATTGACATGCCTGATGCGGTACGTGTCATGCTTTGCACACCTGTTTGCCCGTGTGAGTAACTAGGAATACCTGTCTGTTCGTCAGCCAACTGTCGGAACTTGTCAAACATCATCATGTTTTCTTGTGAAGTGTTGGGGAACTTCATCCCATGTATGCTTTGTCCCGGAACGCCTGCTTGTCGTCGGAAAATCTTGCCGGGATAAATTTCCATGCTCTGGCCGCCAGCAAGCATAGATTCGTCTATTTCGAATACTAGGCTTCCAGACAGTGCTAGGTTATCAATAGCCATACGTGCGTGGCCGTTCATAACCTGTTGGCTATCATTCATGTTTTCTGCAATACCAATACCAAAAAAGCTGTATGGGTTTCGCTCATAGGGGAAAGCATGGTATGGGATTCGCATAGGTGTAAAGGGGTTAACTACTGCGCGAAGCACAAGACCATTACAGACCCAAGCATTAATTTGAACTTCATCTAAATCATCAATGTCGTCTGGAAGATCCATGCCTACTTCACGGGCATACTCTGCGTCCATTACACCCCAATACTCAAGAACTTCAAACTGACCGCTACCATAGTCATTTGAGCGCTGATCATCTTTTAGTTCATGTTCATAGTCACGCTCAGTATAATTAGGTCCAAGAGTCAAGGCCTCACGAATAGTATCTTCATTAAAGTACGGAAGCTTTGTCAACCCTCTAAGTTGTGATTTATTTAACTTATGACGGTGGAGAACATACTCGCATTCGTCTAGGCTAGTGGCGCTAGGGTCAGGGAAAAAATCCCAAATAGAAACAAACTCAATGCGAGGCACTCTAACAAATAAGGGATTATATTCACGCTTTCCTGTCTCTTCGCTGTCTTCCCAGCGATGTAAAGTTTTATTGTAATTAAACGGGCCTTTAATAATTCCCGTCCCGAATAAACACGATTCAAAGATTGCATTTCGCAATTCGCTTGAGCCGTTTGATTCATCAATCTGATCGTGAATCAGTTTCTCCATGTTTCGTGCTGCTTCTTTAGCTGGAGAAATTTCTAAGACTTGTGGATCTGGATGAGGGCCATCCTCAAAACTATCAATATTTTCTTCTATGGCTTTGTCTAAAAACTTTGAGGTTTGATACGTAGCTCCGGGCTTTAAGACTTTGCCGTCCCCTTCAAAGCCTATGTCAAATGGATTTTCAGTTTCTGATTGAATTTTTGTAGGTGTAGCTGCGCTTGTTTCAATTCCGGGCGTAGCTTGTTTTGAAAGGTGCATGTATTCTGCAACGCCTTCAGGAATAGTAGTAGGATTAACGCCAATAGGAAACTTACCTGTCCCAAAAATAACATCAATTAACTGGCCGTATGCTGCTAATACTTTAGTCTTTGTAATTTTAATAAAGACTCTAGACTT